TTATAACTCTTCCATGACTGCAAGATTCGGAATGAAGAATACAGTGTAATTATTCACTTTTACAAATTCTCCATATTTTTCTGTATAACAGTCAATCGCTTCTTTCAAGTATTCTTCTGTTACATCCAGAAATTCAGCCATTTCATGTATGTCCTGACATCCACGTTTATAGGCATTTACAATTCCAGTCAGCCCGATCAACTTGTTATATCCCCAGAGCCTTGCCTGCCGTTCCTGTTTTCGGTTCTTGGGATCGGATAAGTCTGTTATATCTCCAACAGTCGTATGATAATGTCCGAGCTCTTCTGCAAGTACACAGGTCTTTTCTGTTGTCGTATCTAATCCATTGTGTATGGCAATCCGATTTCCGTATATGCGCCCTCCGTATCCAGGGATGTTTTTCTCTTTGACAATAATTCCAGTGGAGTCTGCTTCGTATAACAATTCATCGTATGTCAATTAAATCACGTCCATTCGCTATCATCAGTCATAATACTGTCTGCGTGCTGCTTCTGTTCCTCGGTAGGATTTTGTGCATGCGCTGCATTGAGTAAATAAGCAGCAAAGCGCTCCTTTTCTTCGCGTTCTTTGCGTAGTTCTTTTTCGTTTAATTTTAAAATGACGGAATCAACAGTTGCTTTTGCATAAGTATCTATTTTTGTTCTAATGTCATTTAAAGTATTATCGGAAATCTGAACAGCGCCATCTCCATAATGGAGGAAAGGTTTGTGCTCCGGATCGTCTTGATTAATATAGTAGCCTAAACTTTCCAAGTATTTTTTGAAAACAGATTCAGAAGAGACAAGTAAATCAGCAGTTATTTTTCCTCTTTTTTTCAAAGAACGGTATCTAGATATTAATTCGTAATCATAAAGTCCAGTTATTGTCTGACCATGTACATTTTTTATCGTAAAATAATTGTCATCGTATGACTCGCAGAAAAGAGACCAGGCTTTGGATTTTAGAATATGCTTTATGTCTTCTAGAATTGTATCTCGTTCAATGATGCGAGGATCTTCATTCTGTTCCCAACCCATTAGATCCGCAGGAGTTGTTTCAAGAGCCTTTGCAAATGCGATAATTTTTGATTGCGGTAAATCTACAAGCCCTTTTTCTATTTTTGCAATCATACTCTTATCGGCATATCCCATTTTGTCAGCTAATTCGGATTGAGTTAAATGCAGCGCGGTTCTTCTTTCTTTTATGTTTTTATATAATTGAAGCATTTCGATACCTCCTTGAACTCATAATAGCATAAGATAGAAAATAATTCAACATATTTGTGAAAAATGGTTGACACAAATTCAACAGGATGTTATAGTAATGATGTTGAATTTAATGCAACAAAGAAAGGGGGATTGAAAATGCCGAATGTTATTCTTTTAAAAGAAAAAATCAAAGAAAGTGGAATGACAGTTAAGGCTATTGCGGAGAAGAGCGGAATTCTTAGAGAAACGCTCTATAATCGCTTAAAAGGCAATGGCGAATTTACAGCTTCTGAGATTGTTTCTCTTACGAAAGTTTTAAATCTTTCTATTTCTGAAAGAGATAAAATTTTTTTAAATGAAAAGTTGAATTAAATTACACTTTTAAAAAGGAGATGAAACCAATGAATGATTTAATCAAAATCAACTATGAAACAGAACAGCCGACAGTCTCGGCAAGAGATTTACATGAAAAATTGAATATTGGAACCAAGTTTACTACATGGTTTGAAAGAATGAAAGAATACGGATTTACAGAAGGAAATGAGTTTTTCCCAGAATTGGGAGAAACCTCGGAACAAGGCGGAAGACCGGCAACAGATTTCCAAATTTCCATTGACATGGCAAAGCAGATCTGCATGATTCAGAGAACACCAGAGGGAAAGCAAATCCGTCAATATTTCATTGATCTTGAGAAAGCCTGGAACACGCCAGAGCAGATTATGGCAAGGGCATTAAAGATGGCAGATGCTGAAATGGAAAAGCTGAAATCCGATAATCAATATCTGATTGCGGACAATGAGCGTATGAAACCGAAAGAAATTTTTGCAGATGCTGTATCAACAAGTCATACATCAATTCTTATTGGAGATCTGGCAAAGATTTTGAAACAGAATGGTGTTGAAACCGGACAAAAGCCTCTTTTCAATTGGATGAGAGAAAACGGGTATCTGATTAAAAGGCAAGGTGTAGACCGGAACATGCCAACTCAGAAAGCTATGGAGTTAGGACTGTTTGAGATCAAAGAGTCAACTGTGAATAATCCAGATGGATCTGTGCGCATTAATAAAACCACGAAAGTTACAGGTAAGGGGCAGCAGTATTTTATCAATAAGTTTTTAGCATAGGAGATGAGGCTGTGTATCAGGACTTAGGAGAGAAGCAAATTGCAAAAAAAGTGTTTGAAAAACATCAAGATATAAGTGCAAGTCTTAATCTCTATGGATTGGAGAAATTAGCCCGCAGAGCATTGACAAGAGGGTATACAGATGCGCTTGTTCTGTATGGATTAGATTCCACAATTAAAAGGAACTATAAAAGAAAAGATTACCGAGGAAATGATGTGTTAGATGAAAAAAGGTTCATTTCAGATGCTGAATTTCGAGCAATTATGAAAGGACAGGATGAAACAAAAATAATGTGGTGTTGATTCTTTTCATAATTATTCCGACTGGTACTCGGTAATTAAAGTATAGGAGATTATCAGAAAAACCGCAACAAGTACAAACCGTGCTTCATAAGCTTTAGAGAGGTGATGAATATGAAGCCAGATATTAAGAAAATTATTCAGGTGCTCATTTCGCTTATCGAGGAGCAGGAAGATGTTGAGATTGAGTATACGGTTGAAGAGAAAGAAAAAGAGACCGCCTGATGGCGGTAGAAAGGGAGGACAAGCATGGAAGAATTAAAACTGATCAGTACAGAGCGGACATCGCTTGTACGGGCAGAACCGGTTCGGGAACAGAAGCGCCGGAGAGAGCCGCGGACAAGCCTGCCGGAGATTGTGACGTGGTGTCTGATCGGCGCCGGGATCGGGGCGTGGGCGATGCTGCTTTTATGTCTGGCGTAAGAAAAGCGCTTACATATGCCCGGCAAGGCGTAAGCGCATTCAAAAACAACCAAGTAAAGTATAACAAATTTTGGAGGGATTGAAAAGTGGAAGAAAACAAAAACACACTTGAAAAGTATGAGTTTATAAATTTTGTCAAAAAGGAAGCACGGATTGAAGCAACTGCGGATTATCTGAAGCAGTTTGATCCGGATGATGATGTGAATGTAGGTGCAGTGATGGCGATTCTTGGCTTGAACAAGACAAAGCAGCAATCAATTTAGTAAATGGAGGAGGAGAGCAGTATGAATCAATTAGAACTTCGGGTGCAGCAGCATCCGGGAACGATCGAGTTGAACTTTGAGGAATTAAATGCAGCGCTGGATGCGAAACTGGCAGAATATGAGGGGGCTATTTTTACAGAAGACTCTAAGGATATTGCAAAAGTAGAAATCGCATCCTTGCGGAAACTGAAGAAAGACATTGAGGATGCGCGGAAGTCCGCGAAGAAAGAATGGAATAAGCCGTTCGATCTGTTTGAGGCAAATATGAAGCAACTGGCTGCCAAGGTGGACAAGCCGATCGGAGCGATTGATGAGCAGTTAAAAGCTTTTGAAGAGAAGCGCCGGAAAGAGAAACGTGAAAAGATCCAGGCATTGTATGGAGAGATCATTGAGGATATGGAGGAATATCTTCCGTTAGGGCATATGTATTCCCAGAAATGGGAAAACGCAACAACTACGATGAAATCTATCCGCGAGGAAATGGAGAGTGAGGTAAAAAGTACACAGGCTGCAGTCGCAATGATCAGCGGCATGCAGTCGGAAGCTGTTCCGAAAGCATTAGAGATTTACCGGGAAACTCACGATTCTACCCGGGCGGTTACTCATATCAATCAGTATGAAAAGCAGAAAGCGGAGATTATGCGAAAAGAGGAAGCGCGGCGCCGGGAGGAAGAAGAACGGAAAAGGCGTGAGGAAGAAGCGCGGATCCGGGCGGAGGAACGGGCTGCGATCGAACGGGAAGCGCAGATCCGCCGGGAAGCGGAGGCGGAAGCCGCCAGAAAAGCGGTCATGGAACAAGCCACACCGGTTTCTCCGGATCCAATTCCGGAAAATGAAACGGCAGAAGAAGAGATGCCGTTTGTAACTCCAACGACAAAAGCGGTGTTTTACCGTGTTGTTGCAACGGATCAGGAATTGGCAGAACTGGAAGTTGCGATGGACAGCCTTGGAATTTACTTTGAACGGAGGGATTCATGATGAGCGATAAGATTCATATTCCGGCGATAAAGCCGAAGATCAACCAACAGGGAGTGATCAAGATCACGGACGAGGCTTTTGAAGCCTTGTCCGAGGTTATGTCAGAAACAGGTATGAGCGCAAGACAGGCTGCAAGCATAATCATTACGCAGGCAGTCAATAATGGTCTGATCGTATATGACAGGGAGAATGGATAATGGGAAATGAACAGATGGAAAATACAGTGCCGAAAATATATGCTGCCATTCTGGGGGTTATGAATGAAGTCGGTGCTGTGAGCAAGGAAAAGACATGTAAATCTAATTTTGGCAGTTATAAATTCCGTGGAATTGATGATGTGATGAATGCGCTGCATCCGGCAATGGTAAAGAACCGTGTTTTTGCGATCCCGGAAATTCTTGAAATGACACGGGAAGTAAAAACATCAGCAAAAGGAACGCCGATGACTTCATCCATTTGTAAGGTCCGGTATGATTTTTTCACAGATGATGGAAGCAAAGTATCCTGCACTGTGATCGGAGAGGGGATGGACACCGGGGACAAGGCAACAAATAAGGCAATGTCAATTGCGTTTAAATATGCCTGCTTCCAGACATTTTGTATTCCGACAGAGGATATGGACGATCCGGATGCAGAACGTCCGGAGGAGACTGCGGACCAGAGGAAACCGGGGACAGAGACAAAAGCCGGGCAAAAAGGAAAAAGCAATGGCGTGAAACAGAGTGGAAAATCTGCGGATCAGAAAAAGGCAGAAAAACCATCGGAAGAGGAAACACCGGCGGATGGGAATCAGAAGATTACGGCGGCTATGCTGGCGACAATCCGGGCGGAACAGAAGCGGACAAAAGTGGAAGACAAGACAATTCTCGGAATGAGGGCAATAAAAGCAAAGAAGATTGAGGATATGACGGTGGAAGAGTTTAAGGTTGTGATGCATAAATTTGAACTTACAAGAACACCGGGACAGGAGGAGGCAAATGAATAGTGTGAATCTGACAGGAAGATTTACAAGAGATCCGGACATCCGCTATACGGACGGAGGAACTTCAATTGCACGGTTTTCAGTTGCATGTGACCGAAGATTTAAGCAGGAGGGCGGACCGACTGCCGATTTTATTAATTGTGTTGCGTTCGGAAAGACCGCGGAATTTATCGAGAAATATTTCCTGAAAGGTATGAAGATTGAAATAACCGGAAGAATCCAGACTGGCTCTTACACAAATCAGGACGGCAACAAGGTGTATACAACGGATGTCGTTGCTGAACAGGTTGGATTCGGAGAGAGTAAGGCGGCATCTCAGGGAACACAGGGGCGTGCTGGTCATGCCGATGATCCGGAAGAGGGATTCGGGGAGCAGGATGAATATGGCTTCATGGATGTTCCGGATGGGATCGATGAAGAACTGCCATTTAACTAGGAGTGAAGATTTTGGTAATACAGATTGACAGCAGGGAAAAGGCGAGGGCAATCAAAAAGATTGTCGCGGAATTTGACCGGAAAGGAATCAAACATCCCGTGTCGAAGCTGATGGTCGGGGATTATATGAATTATGATAATCCCCGGCTGATCATTGACCGGAAGCAGAATCTTTCGGAGCTGTGTAATAACGTCTGCCAGGATCACGAACGGTTCCGGAGGGAGCTGCTGCTTGCAAAAGAGAATGGGATCCAGATCATTTTTCTTGTGGAGCATGGGAATGGGATCGAGCGGCTGGAACATGTTGTATTCTGGGAAAATCCCCGGCGGTGGAAGCGTAGGAGAAATCCGGAAACCGGATTGTATGAAACCTTGGAAACAAAGGCGATGACCGGGGAAACATTATATAAGATCTTATGTACACAGGAGCGGAAGTACGGGTGTCGTTTTCTTTTTTGCAGCAAGGAACAGACGGGAAAAGAGATCATTCGGATTTTAGGCGGTGAATGGGATGGATCGTGAAGAGATAAAAAGCAGGTATAGCATGAGAGATATTGTAGGACGGTACGGATTCCATCCGAACCACAGTGGATTTATCCCGTGCCCGTTCCATAAAGAAAAGACCGCATCCATGAAGATCTATCCGGACTCGTATTATTGTTTTGGCTGTGGGGAACATGGCGATATTTTCAGTTTTATCATGGATATGGAAAACCAGACATTCCGGGAAGTATTTTTGAGTCTGGGCGGAACATATAAGGAAGAGACTTACCGGGACAAGATCGCGAAGTATCATGCAGTAAAAGAGCAGGAACAACGCAAGAAAAAAAGGATGATCCATGAAAGAAAGAGGAAAGACAATCAGGTTCTGATTGACATCTATCGGGAGGGATATCAGCGTTCCCAGCCATTTTCGGAAGCATGGGCGGACTGTTATCATGCCCTGCAATATCAATTATATCTGCATGAAATCTTGAATCAGCAGGAGGGACAACGGAGTGCGGAATGAAGAAATTAATAGAGTATGACAAAAAAGAGATTCTGGCAGAAGAGGTCTTCCTTGAAATCTTCGAGCAGGACGATGTGATCCGGCGTGCGCAGATGCTGTTGTCTTTTCAGGACCGGGCGAAAGAACTGGGAGTAAAGGGACAGTTTGACACGATGGTGAAAGCGTTTGAAAAAGCGGAAAAGGCGGCAGAGCAAAAACAAAAGAAGAGCCAGACATTATTGGAAAATTGGACAAATTTTACCGGAAAATATGCAGCGATGAAATGTGGTTCCTGGTCTGCGGCAGATGATGGGATCCGGACATTCAGCAAGGACTATTCAAATGATGTGATGGTCTGTTATCATCCGATCATGCCGATCGGGAGATTAAAGAATCTGGAAACAGGGGAAGAGCAGATCAAACTTGCGTATAAGAGAAACCATGTTTGGAGGGAAATCACAGTTCCCAAGGACATGATCTCTTCCGCAAATAAGATTGTAAACCTGTCAAAGCTTGGTGTCTCCGTGACATCGGAAAATGCAAGGCTGTTGGTCAAATATCTGTCGGATGTGGAAAATTTGAATGATGATGAAATTCCGGTGCAGAAATCCAGTTCCAAGCTTGGATGGATAGGGGATGGTTTTATCCCCTATGATTCCGATGTGATCTTTGATGCGGATACCCAGTTTTCACAGGTTTATGAGAGTATCCGTGAAAGAGGGAGCTGGCAGGAATGGCTGTCTTATGTCAGAAAGCTCCGGGCGACAGGACGACCGGAGATCAAGTTTTCCCTGGCTGCATCTTTTGCCAGTGTGCTGGTCGGAAAGCTGGGTGTGTTGCCATTTATAGTGGATCTGTGGGGTGAAACAGAGGGCGGAAAATCCGTTTCCATGATGCTGGCGGCGTCCATATGGGCAAATCCGGCAGACAGCCAGTATATTGGTGATTTTAAATCTACGGACGTACAATTGGAAATCCGGGCGGACCTGCTGAACCATCTGCCGATGATGCTGGATGATACCAGTAAGGTCAGTGCGCGTATCCGGGATAATTTTGAGGGCGTGGTGTATGATCTGTGTTCTGGAAAAGGGAAGAGCCGGTCAAACCGGGAACTGGGAATCCGGCGGGAGAGCCGATGGAAAAATACGATCTTGACAAATGGGGAACGTCCATTGACGTCCTACGTTTCACAAGGCGGTGCGATCAACCGGATCTTGGAGATTGAATGCGGGGAACGCGTTTACGAGGATCCGCAATATACTGCGGAATTTTTGAAAAAGAATTATGGATTTGCGGGAAAACGGTTTGTGAAGATCCTGAAAACGATGGATGCAGAAGAATTAAGGGAAATGCAGCAGGAGATCCAGGCAGAACTATTTTCGATTGAGAAGATGCAGAAACAGAGCATTTCCATGTCGGTGATCCTGCTGGCGGATAAGATCGCTACGGAATACTTATTTCATGACGCACAGTATATCAGTGTGGAGGAAGCAAAGAAAGCCCTGATCGATAAAAACGAACTGTCGGAACATGAACGCTGTTATCATTATCTGTTGGATAAGATCAATATGAACCGCCAGAGATTTGATTCCGCGGTGAATATCGAGCAGTGGGGGATCATAGAAGACGGATATGCCATTATGTACCCACAGGCGGTAAAAGATCTGTGTAAGCAGGGGGATTTTTCCTACAAAGCATTTTTGAACTGGGCGGACCGGCAGGGTGTGATCCTGACGGATGGTAAGAATCAGACAAAGTTGAAGAAGTTTGGAAAGAAACCTGTACGCTGCGTATTTCTGCAGCTGAATGAGTTCCAGGATCGGGATGGATTTGAACCGGTAATGGATGTAGATCAAGAGGAATTGCCGTTTAAATAGGCTGTCTGGTAACAAAAAACGGGGCGGTAACACGGGTAACAATCGAAATCCATATATAGAATAGGAAATATATGTATATATATCTTTCGTTCCCTATATAGGGAAATGCTCTGTTACTTTTGTTACCGAGATAAAAAAAGGCTGATAAACGTTGAAAACACGGCATTTGAGTGGTAACAAAACCAGTTGTTACCGAAACGATATTTTTGTTACAACGCTTATATTTTGTTACTTTTAGAAAATGTAAAAAAAGTGAGGTTGCTTATGCATGAAAAAATAGCAGCAATCCAAAATGCATTCTGGAAAGCTTATAAAGATTTCCAAAATACAAAGGATATGGCTAAGTATAACAGAGATATAGACAAAATCATAGAACAATATCAGAATCGGAAAGCGTTATTTGTGTTCTGCAAGAATCTGGCATTTGCATGGGCGCCGATCATCAATGACTTAAAGGAGTGGTCGTCGTGAAAAAAGAATCGAGGAAAAAGGCAAAAGCAGAGGACGTGAAGATCTGCGGTTTGTGCGGGCAGATGATCATCGGGGATTATGAGATGGTAAGGACAAGGAGACGGACAACGATGTATTTTTGCAAAGGGATGCGATGCAGGGAGGCAGGCAGCTATGAAAAACGTGATTAGGAGTATCCGGAAAGGATCTGCGCAGTGGAATGAAGAGGACAGGCTTAAGATTGCGACGTTGTTATTAAAAGCCGGTTACTCTGTCCGGATCGGGAGACAGCAGACAGAGAGTACCGGAGGTAAGAAACAGATGGAGTATACGGTGGAATACTGGGAGGAAGAGAAGTGAGCTGGGTAGATAAAGCGCACAGGCGCAACAAAGTAGCGAGGGATGTGGAAAAGGTCCTGAAAGATAAGCGGTTCATTGAAGCCAGTAACCGGAGAGAGGAACAGGCAGTGCTTCAGTCCATGTGCTGGATGGCGTTTATCGGATGCGAGTATCTGGAAATGCAGCACAGATACAAGAAGAACGGAATGGAGAAGTTCTTGAAATTCCTGAAAGGTCGTATGGAGGAGATCGGTGATGACGAACAGTATTTCAAGGACGTCATAGAGTATTACAAAAGTACCTATGATCTGGATGTTGCGACGATCATGGGTGTGAAGATCGGATAGGGGAGATCACATGGCAGCAGGAATTTTGATACTGGCAGCGTTCCTGATCGGAGTGATGGTCGGGTACTGCTGCGGAAAGGATGGATGACGATGGATGAAAAAAAGAGTGCGATGAAAATAATCGAAGAAGTATGTGAAGATATTTGTAATCGTTACTGTAAGTATGGTGACACAGTCGATGAAGACGGTGAGTGTGAAGTTGGAAGAGGCGGGGAAGAATGTCCGTTAATGAGATTGTATTAAAGGAGCGAGATACGTTGAGAAGATTAACCAAACAGGACGAACAAGGAAACTGGTGCTTGAAAGGTCTGCCGTGGAAAGATACTTATGTAGGACAGATCATTACAGAGAACACCAACGAAAAGATATACGGTGCGCTGTGCAAGCTGAAAGACTATGAGAACAGTGGTCTGGATCCGGAGGAAGCATGCCGGCTGAAAGAAAGGGATACGGCGACGAAGCCTATTGAACATGTAACAAAATTTGCGCCAATGTATGAATGTCCATCGTGCGGAAATATAGATGTGTACGGACAAATCAAGTGTGATGAGTGCGGACAGAGATTAGATTGGAGTGAGTGATGAAAAGAGGAAAGTTAGAACTCAAGGATTCCGATACTTTACAAGACATTTATAATAAGCTGACAATTGACGGGTATCTGAAAGAGCCGTTGACCGTGGACGAGCAAGTGCTCATTTACGGCATATCAAAATGGATTAGAGAGAATGTGGAGGTGGAGTGATGAAGATAGTAATAACTTGGCTGCATAAGGATGGGAAATGTAGAAGTTGGACTAATGCGACACCATATGAACATACTCTTATGTGTTTGACGGCTTATGTTGACGCAATAAAAAGGTTGGCGGGATGGTGGAATATGACACCAGTAGAGGTAACAGAAAAGATAGACAGCATTATTAAACGGGCAAAGGAGGGATGTGAATGAACGTATTAGAGAAGATTTTGGAAGAGATTGAAGAAAAATTTAAAACAGCAGATGCAGAAAAGTTTGACTGTGAAGAATTGTGCGATGTAGAAGATTGGTATGATTCCGGTTATATTGATGGACAGTTAAGCGCATATGAGAAATGTATGGATATCATCCGTTCTCACATGGGGGATGGTAAGGGCACAAATGTCCCTAGCAATGATGATATGGAAGAAAAAATAAGAGAGCATATTGCAGAATGTTTACACCGGATAGATAACATAAGGAGTTTCGTTGGAAGTAAAGAATATACCAACAATGATGAAAAATGTATTAGAAACATAGAAGTGCTAAAAACAATCATAACAGCATTGGAAGGATATTTGAGCTCGAAAAAGAAGAGTGGAAATGACGGTTGGATTCCAGTAGAAGATCGGTTGCCGGAGGAAGGAGAGAGATGTATTGTCGCAGACAAATGCGGATATGTACATGATGGTATAATCTATGATTACGCAGATAGTAAAGATGACAAGCTATCATTTCACAAATGGGACGATGAATATTGGCAGTGTTTTAGACCAGATGTTATTGCATGGCAGCCACTTCCGGAACCGTACAAGCCTAAATAAAAAAAGCAGATAACGGGAGTCGAACCCGCCTTTCCAGCTTGGGAAGCTAGCGTTCTACCGATGAACCATATCTGCATGTAAAATATTATATCACTTTGAGTGAACAATGCAAGCGTATAAAAGCAGAAGTTAGGAAGGTGATGAGATGAAACACATGAAAGGAAATAGTCCAAAGTGTTATGAATGTGGATTTTACAAAGAGGAAGAAGACGCAAGAACCAAAAAAACGGTAGGATATTGCACATGCAAACAACATTTGCGGCTTGGAGTGAATGGAAAAGTAAAGAGAAATCCTCCAGAGCGGCAAAAGGTTGAACAGAATGATTGCTGTAAATTTTGGGAAGATGCAGAAAGCGGATATACGCATTTTGAGGTAATGACAGGATATAAAGAGCCGTATGACGGGACGAAGATTGAAGAAATAAACTAAAAGGAGACAGAGCGTTGAAAAAGACCAAAACAAACGAAGCCCAGCGCCGGAAGCAGGCAGAGAACATCCGACAGCGCGGGCTTGAGCAGATGGCAGAGCATGATCCCTCCGCGGCGGCAAAGCGGCAGATGCAGCACAAGCCGTATCAGGCATCAGTGCTGATCCGGGAGCAAGGAGAGCTGATGCGCAGGGAAGACGTGGCAGAATTTGTAGCGAGAAAGTACGGGATCGATGCAGTGAAAGGGGAGATTGCCGGTGAGACAGAGGCTAGAAGAGAATAACGTGAAATTTGAGAACGACAGGAAGAAGAGTTATCTCCGGGGATACCGGATGCATGGTCGGCGGATCAAACGGATCGAACTGGAGATTGACGAGATCCGGAACTTGAAGATGTATCCGTCTGTGAACAATGACGGGATGCCGCATGGAAGTGGACAGGGGGATTTGTCCAGTTATGCGGCGGAACTGCATGAGAAAGAGGAAAAGCTGTATCAGGAGGGTGTGGAACAGGTAAAGGCATACAAAGACATCTCCTGGCGGATTCAGCAGCTTGAGAATGAAGATGAGAGGGATGTGTTGTTCTATCGGTACATAAAGGGAATGAACTGGTGGGAGATTGCATCTGCGATGGATTATGGAGAGCGGTGGGTGTATGAACTTCATGGACGGGCTTTAACAAATTTGAAAATTTCGTAAAGAGTGCAGTCCACTGCAGTATTACCTGTGCTATTATGATAGCATCGGAAGTCAGAGAAAAGGAACCGGCTTCCGAAACCCTCCCTGTGAAATGTATAAACGAAAAAACGTCTTCCGTTTGGAGGGCGTTTTTTGATTGACACAATATGTTGTGACTAAAAGAATTTAGTGATGACACTATATTGCATTTTTCAATAAAATGTAAAAAAACAGCCTGAAATCTTGCAATTTCGCCACAAATGCGTATAATAGAAGTGTATATATTTATAATATTATACAAACGAGCGAGGTTTGTGTTTAAGGATTCAGGAGGTGACATGTATGGCTACGAAGAGCATTTTAAAAAATGTCAAGATAGAAGATAAGCGATTCGCCCGTACATTTGTGCAAGCTTTAGAGAGTGCGAAAGATGCAAAATACAGACCGGAAAAACTCACGAGGGAGTGCAAGGAAATTACGGGTGATAAAATTAAGGAGTTTTTTGGAAAGCAGTGAAGATAAATGATATAATTCCAGAAACACATTTTGTTCAGTTCAATTTAAGTGATATGTTAGATGAATTAGGAGAGGATAATGTAAAAGAAATCCTCTCCTCTTTTTCGTGTCCGATGAATACGGATGTAGAAAATTTTTTGAGGTACAAAGCAATAGAGTTTTCTAAAAGGGGATTTGCTAAAACGCATATAGTGTACTGGGAAACAGAGGATAAAAAAGAAAATGCATTTGTTGGATATTATACTATCACATCAAAATCTATAACAATTGAGAGAAATGCTGTTAATTCAAGAGAAGCACGCAAGTTGAGAGAGCATGGTGTGTTTAACGAGAAAACAAATGATTATACGATTGCGGCTCCGTTGATTGCTCAGCTTGGAAAAAACTATACAGATGGTAACGATTCTCTAATAACAGGCGATGATTTACTTCATTTGGCAATGGAAAAGGTTCGTAAAGTTCAAAACGAAATAGGTGGACGTTTTGCATATTTAGAATGTGAAGAAAAAGAAAAACTAATAAAGTTCTACGAAAGAAATAATTTTAAATTCTTTGGAAAGCGACAGTTGGATCGTGATGAAACAGATATAACAGGAACACATTTATTACAATATTTTATCATGTTATAATCATACATAGTATATCAGGCACCCTCCGGGGTGCTTTTCTAATGCGCAAATATATGGCGTTGCCTGATAAACATAATAATTGAGCCATGTTATATATAATAAGCCAGATTGGAAGGTGGTGAGATGCCAAAACGTAGAAGTGAGAATAGAGATAAAGCTTTTGAGATATTCAAAGAGCATGACGGTAAAATTACGAACAGGAAAATTGCTGAGATGCTGAATGAAAAAGAGAACACGATCAGCAATTGGAAATGTAAGGATAAATGGAATGTAGTACTACGAAAAAATGATTGTAGTACTACGATAAAACGAAAACACGGCGGTCAGCCCGGAAACAAAAACGCAGTCGGGCACGGTGCGCCGCCGAGAAATAAGAATGCAGAAAAGTTCGGTTTCTTCTCGAAGTATCTTCCGGAAGAGACCGTTTCTATTATTCAGGAGATGCCGACGGATCCGCTGGACATCCTCTGGGATCAGATCCAGATCGCCTATGCTGCCATTATCCGGGCACAGCAGATCATGTACGTCCGGGATGCAGAAGACAAGACAGTTGAAAAAGTCGAAAGAAAAGACGGCAACGTGATCGGGGAAAAGTGGGAGGTGCAGCAGGCGTGGGATAAGCAGGCGAACTTCCTAAAAGCTCAGTCGAGAGCACAAGGGGAATTGAGAAGTATGATAAAGCAATACAAAGAGATTGCGGAGCGAGTCGGTGGAAAGCAGGATGCAATTGAACGACTCGATTTGATTTTGGAGGGATTGAGAGATCATGCAGCTAAGTCAGAAACAAAATGAGTACATACTGAATGCCACTCATAGATGGAATATTAAGTCAGGTGCTGTACGATCTGGGAAGTCTTATGTAGATACTGCCTTTGTGATTCTGTCCCGTATCCGCGAACGGTCGGGACTTCCGGGATTAAATACGATTCTTGGGGTATCGAAAGAATCTATTGAACGAAACGTGTTGCAGCCAATGCGTGAGGTGTATACAGAAGAGCTGATCGGGACTATAAACAGCCGGAATGTTGCACAGATATGCGGTGAAGAAGTGTATTGTCTTGGTGCAGAGAAAATCAGTCAGGTTGCAAAGATTCAGGGATCCAGCATCAAGTATGCTTATGGGGATGAGGTGGCGAAGTGGAACAAAGAAGTCTTCCAGATGCTGAAATCCCGTCTTGATAAACCGTATTCCTGCTTTGATGGATCCTGTAACCCGGAGCATCCGACGCATTGGTTAAAAGAGTTTCTGGATAATGCGGAACTGGATATTTACCTGCAGAAGTATACGATCTTTGACAATCCGTTTCTTCCCGAAGCGTTTGTGGAGCAGCTTTGCAAAGAGTATGAGGGGACGATTTATTATGACCGTCTCATCCTTGGACTGTGGAAGCGTGCAGACGGAGCAATCTACAAACGGTTTGCAGACAATCCAGATGCGTTCCGGTGTGAAATTGTTGATGAGTTTTCATCGGATCCGGAGTATCAGCAGTTCCGGAAAGAAGATATTACATCCATCGAAATAGGTTTGGACTTTGGTGGGAATCAGTCGGGACATTCTTTTGTGGCAAGAGGATATACTGACGATTACAGAAACGTGATCGCCTTGAAATCCCGGAGGATCATGGCGAAAGATGAAAATGAGGACATTGACAGCAACATGCTGAACAAGATGTTCTGTGATTTTGTTGGGGAAGTAATTCAAAAATATGCAGTGATCAGAAAAAGGGGAGAATATGTTCAGTACTGTAACGTGGAAACTGTTTACTACGATAATGCGGAGACTGTTCTTGGAAATTCCATCCGGAATGCCGTGGAAAAGGAGTATCCGTGGATATCGGTCCGCAAGGCAAGGAAAGCGGCGATCAATGACAGAATCCGGTGTACTGTCAAGCTTATGGGAGCAGGGCGGTTTTTTATCACAGAGGATTGCGAATCTTTGCAGACTGCATTTTCAGACGCTGTGTGGAATAAAGACGTAATCGGAAAGGATGAACGACTGGATGATGGCAGTACAGATATTGACAGTTTGGATGCGTTCGAATATACGATTGAACGCGATATGAAATACCTGATCGAAGAGGTGGAAGATGTTTGATGGAATTAAAAGATTTTGGAAAGGATTCATGCGTATGTTTGGATATGCGACATTAAAGCAGATCGTCGGAAAGGATGTCACACTTTCCGACAGAATGATCGATGCAATAAATGAATGGAAGCAGATGCTGAATGGGCAGGCTGACTGGATCACGGACAGCATTGTTTCTCTAGGTATTGAAGATGGGATCTGCCGGGAATTTGCTGATTGCGTTCTGGTGGAAATGGAGACCAGTGTGAGCAACGAGCGACTGGACAAGATATACCAGAAGAATATTGTAAGGCTGAATGAGAACCTGCAGGAGGGGCTTGCGCTTGGTTCCTTTGCCTTGAAGCCGCTTGGAGGAGCAGCCGCTGAGTTTGTATCCGCGGACAAGATCATCCCGATCAGCTTCGGTGATGATGGAAAACCGAATGATATTGCATTTCTGACTGTGAAGAAAGTCGGGGATGTGGATTATTTCACGCGATTTGAACGACATTATTTTCTAAACGGAAATCTGACCATAGAAAATAAATGTTTCCATTCGCAGACAGAGAATGACATCGGTCTTCCGTGTAATCTGGAAGCAGTGGAAGAATGGGCGGGGATTGCGCCGGGTCCTGTTACATACCCGGGCATGAACCGGATGGACTTTGGATATTATCGGAATCCGATCAAGAACAAAGTGGATGGCTCTGCCTGCGGAGTATCCGCATACGATTCCGCGAAAGATCTGATCAGAAAAGCAGATATACAGGGGGCAAGGCTGGATTGGGAGTATGAATCCGGAGAACGTGCCATCCATGTGGATAATAAAGCGCTAAAACAGGATAAATCCACTGGCAGATTCGGAATGGCGAAGCTGAACAAACGGCTGTATCGGGGATTGAATCTGGAAGCAGGCAAAGATCAGGAGCTTTTGAAAGAATATTCTCCGGAAATGCGCGATGAAGCTTTTAGGCGTGGTCTGGAAGAGTACAAGCGAGAGATTGAGTTTTCCGTAGGACTTGCTTACGGAGATCTGTCAGATGTGCAGGAGGTAGCAAAGACAGCGACGGAGATAAAAGCATCGAAGAATCGGAAATACAACCGAGTCACGGCAATACAGAGCAATTTGCAAGAATGCCTGGAAGATTTCGCCGCGGGGCTTGCTTTTTACAATAGCATGCTAAATTCCGGATACGAGTTCTCCTGTAAATTCAACGATTCTATCTTAACGGATGAGGAAACGGAACGGCAGCAGGATCGACAGGATGTGAGCATGGGTGTGATGTCACACTTGGAATATCGCATGAAGTGGTACAACGAAGATGAAGCAACCGCCGAGAAGATGCTTCCGGAACAGAACCAAGTTATGAAGTAGGTGATCTGATTGCGGAAAGATTATAAAAAACAGCTATCCGGTCAGATTGAAAAACCCTTTTCTGATCTGGAAATTCGGATCATGGAAGACATTGTCCGCCGGATAAAGCAGACGGGGAAAATAACCAGTACGGCAGATTGGCAGATAAACCGACTCAGAATCCTTGGATATTCATCTGAGGATATCGAAAAAATGCTGAAAGAAACACTGGATAAATCTTATCCGGAAATGTTCGAACTGTACGATAAGGTTATTGATTGGGAATATGTCCGAAAGAAAGACATATATGAGCAGATCAATGCAGAGTTCATTCCGTACGAAGAAAATGAAGAACTTCAACAGTTGGCAGAGGGATTTATTCAGCAAAGCAAAGCAGATTTGAAGAATATCACACAGTCACTGGGATTTTATTTGGATTATGGAAACGGGAATCCGGTTCTGACTCCGCTGGCAGAGGTATATCAGAAGTATTTGGATGCGGCTTGCATGGATATCGTTACCGGGGCATTTGATTATAACAGCGTACTTAGAAGAGTTGTGACACAGATTACCAACAGCGGGCTCAGGCAGATTGATTATGCATCGGGAAGAGCGAACAGAGTGGATGTGGCTGCCAGAAGAGCTGTGATGACAGGTGTTTCACAGCTTACAGGGAAAATCTCGGATATGAACGCCGAGAAACTTGGAACTGAATATTTTGAGGTTGCATGGCATGGCGGGGCGCGTCCGTCTCATGCAGTGTGGCAAGGTAAAGTTTGGAGTAAGAAAGAATTGGTTACGGTGTGCGGTCTAGGTACTGGTCCCGGACTGCTTGGATGGAACTGCTATCATGAATATTATCCGTTCTTTCCCGGAATTTCCGAACGAAACTGGACGGATGAGTGGCTTGCGGAACAAGATCGTAAAGAAAACACACCGAAGACCTTTAACGGAAAAGAATACACTTTGTATGAAGCAAAGCAACGCCAGAGGCAGATGGAAACCGCTATGAGGGCGCAGAGGGAAAAAGTGAAACTTCTGGAAGCTGGTGGCGCTGATCCGGATGAAGTGATGCTTGCAAGGGCAAAATATCAGGGACAGTTGAATGAATATAGCCGGTTTTGTAAGAAGATGGGGCTGACAGAAGAAAGAGAGCGCATCTATTATGATATGCGGGGAAGAGTAGCAACAAATACGAAGATGCAGAATCTGCGGTATAGTTCTGATATGATTCGGAATGCTGACAGGGATTCAAAACAGTACTATCGGTACAAAAATATACTTGGCGATGATGTTGGCAGTCTTGCTGATTTCCGGCGGATGAAGTATAATGAACCTAAGAAATTTAGTGCATTGAAAAAGAAAGTCGATACATATTCTGATATCGATAAAAAGGAATGGTCTTCTGAATTTAAGCAGAAGTCAAAAGATGCGTATGTAAGATTTGAAAAAGATGGAGTATATTTGTCAGTTCATGCATTGAGTCGGCTACCAAGATTAAATAAGCCAGGTTATCCGAACATTGAAGAAAGCGATGTTCTTACAATAGTGAAAGGGAATCCGAATTATTCAGAGGGAGAAAGCAAGTTGATTTTCTTTGACTCGGGCAAACAACTTGTTGTGGTGAAAAATAAAGATACAGATGATATAGTTTCTATTGTAAGGCGAAAAATGCCAAAGGAGGTGTGGGAATGTGTTTGAAAAGATAATGAATTATATTAAAGAATTTTTGGAAGATACACCAAAGGACATTTATGAGTTCTCAATTATTTTGGAAGATGCTTTGGTAGATGATTATGATGAAATGCACAACGAACAACCAAAGGCAACGGAGATTCTTGCGGATGAAACCCCAGATATTTGTGCTTCTGCGGAACCTGGTATGAAGCCGGATGAAATTGAGGATTTCAAACGGAAATTAAAGATTGAGTATGACAAGGCTATGAAAGCAGTTGTATAGATACCACCCATTCTTCGGAGTGAGTGGTATTTTTGTACCCATTTTTAAGAAAGGAGGATTGTCGTGAAACTTTTTGAATTGGATGTAGGAAAGGAATGGTGATCCGGTTATCTCCCGTTGAGACGCAGGGTGACGCGTCTTATTTTTATGGAGATATGGTCAGCTGATCAGACCTAAAATAGTCAATTCGTGGCGGATGGTTACACGCCTAAAATAACCTAATACGAAAGGAGAATGGAACATGAAAACAGATTTTTTAAAAGGACTCGGATTGGAACAGGATGTTATTGACAAGATTATGGCTGAGAATGGGAAAGATATTGCCGCTGAAAAGGCAAAGACTACCAAAGCAGAGAGAGAACGTGACAATTTTAAAGACCAGCTTGCGACAGCAACAGCGTCTTTAGAAAAGTTCAAGGACGTAGATCCGACAGCCATGCAGAGTGAGATTGACAAGCTCAATCAGCAGTTAAAAGACAAAGATGCGGAATATGCTGCGAAAGAAACAGATCGTATTTTCTCTGATACCATCAAGGAAGCCATTAAAACAGCCGGAGGACGTAACGAAAAAGCGGTCATGGCTATGCTGGATATGGACGCATTGAAAGCATCGAAAAACCAGTCTGAGGACATTAAGAAAGCATTGGAAACCGTAAAGGAATCGGATGCTTATTTATTTGGTTCAGACGAACCATTTATGAACGCAGTCGGAGCAACCGGAGGCGGTGCTGGTGTTGGCGGAGATAATCTGTCAGCTATCCGGGCGGCAATGGGGCTTCCGGCAGAAAAGAAATAATTGTAGAAAGAAAGAGGTAAAAAAGTATGGCAAATACAATTGCATTAAGAAAACAGTATTCCACTTTATTGGATGAAATTTACAAACTGGCGTCCTTAACCGCGGTTTTGGATGGACCGAATGAGCTGGTCAAGGAGGGGGCGAACGCAAACGAGATCCTGATCCCGAAAATGTCCATGCAGGGACTTGCAAACTACAACAAGCAGACAGGCTATGTTGCTGGCGATGTAACTCTTGAATATGAGACAAAGAAATGCGGATATGATCGTGGACGTATGTTTACAATCGATGCGATGGACAACATTGAGTCCGCAGGTGTGGCATTCGGACGACTGTCCGCAGAGTTCTTGAGAACACAGGTTGTTCCGGAGTTGGACGCTTACAGACTTGCCGGATATGCGTCTATTGATGGCGTGGCAACTGTGGAAGCAGCGCTTGACACCGGCAAGAATGCATTGGCGGCGCTCAGAACGGCGAGAAGTAAGATCGAGAATGCAGAAGCGAACCTTGCAACCTGTTATCTGTTTATCAATCCGACGGTGCTCGGAATGATCGAGGATCTGGATACCACAGCATCCAAGAAAGCGATCGAGGGCTTTGCAGGGATCGTAAAGGTGCCGCAGGGAAGATTCTACTCCAAGATCGATCTCACTGCAAACGGAGCTGGTGGATTTGCTAAGAATGAAAGTGGTAAAGCTATCAACTTTATGATCGTGGATAAACAGACGGCTATCCAGTATCAGAAGCATACCGTCTCCAAGATTATCACTCCAGATCAGAATCAGGATGCAGATGCTTGGAAGTTCGGTTATCGTACTGTTGGTATCGTGGAAGCTTACGATAACAAGAAAGATGGAATCTATGTGCATACTGCTGCGGAGTAGGAGTTGATTTGAATGAATGTGTATGCGGACTATAACTTCTATACGACTGAGTACCGAGGAGGAGCTGCAGAAGAAGAGTTCGAGCGTCAGATCATGAAAGCGAGTGCCCACGTCCGGAGGATCACCTTTGGGCGTGCGGACAGCTGTCCGGAAATGGAAGAAGTGAAATTTGCGGCATGCGCGGTTTGTGATATGTTGATCGCAGATGGGAAAATCCGTGAGAATAACAGTGGCAGACAGATTGTATCGGAGAGTACAGATGGGTATTCCGTAAGCTATGTACAAGAAAAGGAAGCTGATGAGACATCGGAAGCGTTGTTGAGCAGAAAAGCTTATAAGGCGGCAGAACTATATCTGGAACCAACAGGGCTTTTATATATGGGGGTGGACGAATGATCACCAATACCGATCTTACGATTTATCACAGAGAATATGATCCGAAAATGCGAGTTGATGTATGGACGCGATTCTATGTTTCAGAAGCCTGGTGGTTCACGGCAGAGAAAGCTACGCTCACTACGGATGGCTTGATGCAAGCAGATATCACCACAATACGCATTCCGGATATTTCAAAAGTTGTTGTGAAAGATGATTATATTGTAAAGGGCGCGTGTTCCGTTGAAATGCAGACAGTAAAGGATCTGAAAGAAACAGATTATGTAAAGGTTACTTCTGCAAATTATAATCGGTTTGGGAACAACCCGCACATAAAGGTGGTGGGAGTGTAATGAGAAAAGGAAAGAGGAAAATCCGGATTGAAACTCCAAGAGGGGTGATATATACGCAGGCTTCCAACGGCGGAAAAGTTTCCGCAAAACTGGAGTGGAATCCGGCATTTGCGTCCAGGATGGGAAAAGGATTCGAAAATGCGCAGGGATTTATTGATTCAGAATGTATCCGGCGCATGAATCCGGAGACACCAAGACGGACCGGTGTGCTGATTAAATCAGCTACACTCGGCACAGTAATCGGTTCAGGAGAAATCAATCAAATTGCTCCGTATGCAAGGAGGCAATATTACGAGCATAAAGAGAAATCTTACTGGTTTGAGAGAATGAAGAACCGGCATAAAGATTCTATCTTGAAAGGAGCAGCACAGTATGTCAAATCTCATTAACAGTATCCGGGATTATATTCTTACATGCCCATTTCTTTCAGAGTGGAGAGTCAACGTGGATTATCTTGGCGCAGGAATGGAGTATTCCATAGATCCTCTTCCGTGCGATCCTGTGATCCAGAGATATACGGATGGAGGAGCAAAGAAACAGTTCCAGTTTGCGTTTACCAGCAGGGAAGAATATGATCAGGACGCGAGGATCAATATTGAAAACAGCGGATTTTATCAAGCTTTTGAAGAATGGCTGGAAATACAGGACATGGCAGGAAAACTGCCGGATCTTGGAGAAAATAAAATCCCGATCAAAGTAGAAACATTAAATAGCGGTTATTTATACGATGTAGATGGAGAGAAAGCCCGATATCGTATAGAGTGCCGCTTGATTTACAGACAGGAGGTCTAATATGGCAGAGTCAAAAGAAGTATTGGTAAAACGCTCACAGCGCGTGGCATATATGGACACGGCTGCAGCAGAGGGACCGGCGAGTTTTGAACGAATGACAGGGTTTACCTCAATGACAAATTCTAAGAACCCGAAAGAGTATTCCAGACAGTATATTGATATGGATACGGAGACTTCGGATGTTGTTGGATACGCACCGGCAATTGAGTATTCGTTTGACCGATATTCAAGCAATCCGGTTCACGAGAAGATCGCGAAGATCCACGATGGAGAACTTCTCGGAAATGATACGCATGTGGATATTGTTGTGGTTGATTTATTTAAAAAATCGTCCGCGGGAGAAAAATATCATGCCACAAAGCGTACCTATGCAGTCATTCCGGATTCCGATGGAGATGGAACGGATGCGTTGATTTACAGTGGATCATTGAAAGCTGTATCAGCGATTGAGATTGGAAATGTGACATTTGCCGGATCAGATTTTAAGAAAGCGACCTTTGCGAGCGGAGCATATGACGCGGATTAAGTAGGAGGATGAGCCAATGAGCCTTTGGAAATGGAATAACGTGGAACTTGAAGTTGACATGGAAGACGCAGAATTCTTGGAGCGGTATGAAGCCGCTTTCAAGAAAATGGGAGAAACGGAAAAAACACTTCAGAAGACAGGCAGTCAGTCTGAAATTGTAAAAGAATTTTGTAAGATGTTTTATGATCTGTTCGATGATTTGTTTGGCGACGGAACCGGAGATCAGCTTTTTACCGGAAAAATGAATTCAAGAATTTGCGAGGAATGTTATGATTCATTCCTTGCAGAATGTCAGAAAGGAATTTTAGCAGCAGCAGAGCGTAGAAATAACCGGATGAATAAGTTCAGACCGAACCGGCAGCAGCGTAGAAAAACAGGGAAGTGATTTCTTTGAATTTGTTTTATGAGAAATATCCAAGTACGATCCGAGTACATGAAAAGTGGATTCCGATCATTACAGATTTCAGGGAGTACATCCGGCTTTTCGATATGCTCCGTTGTGACGAACTGAAAAGCAGGGAGAAAGTATTTATCATCCAAGAATATTTTTTGGAGGATATTACGATTGATGCGGATGCGATTATGGCGCTTTCTGATTTTATTCTCATGCTGGATCCAGCGGATGAACAATATAGTGAGGAAATAGAGACACCAAGGAAGAAGAATCTTTTTTCCTATACGATCGATTATCCATATATCTTATCAGGTTTTTTACGGGATTATGGGATCGATCTTGAAACAATCGAATATCTTCACTGGTGGAAGTTTCGCGCATTGTTTGATGGATTGTCTGATGATACGGAAATCAAACAGCGGATCATGTATCGTGGAATCGACCTGTCTACGGTCAAAGACAAAGAGGAGAAGAAAAGGATTGCCCGGATACAGAGAGCGATCCGGCTTCCGGCGGAGCAGTTATCAGATTATGACATAGGGAATGTGTTTGCATGAGGAGGAAGCTTGTGAAAACAGTAAAGAAACCTCCGGTAGAACGGAGATGGTTTGAATGTCCGAATTGTGGAACGCGACTTGCGATTTATGATAATACGGCTAAGTCCAGTCATGTTTATATCAAATGCAAGACGTGTAAAAGGGAAATAGAAATAAGAATATAAGCACTTTAAAATGAGCCGCAGAGCCTGTGCTATCCAAGAAAGAGAAAGGATGGATAGTATGGGGTATGACGGCTCTTTAAAATTTGATACGGAGATCAACGAAAAAGGCTTTAATAGTGGTTTGAGCAAGATGGGGAGTCTTGCCCAGACAGCGCTTGGGGTATTCAGCGGACAAATGATGACCCGTGCGGTGGATGGTATTGCAAATCTTGGAAAATCGGCGCTTGAAGCAGTTTCTAGTATGGAGCAGAATATCGGCGGTGTGGAAACGTTGTTTAAAGACAGTGCACAAGCCGTGATCGATAGTGCGAATATCGCTTATAAGACAGCGGGAATGAGCGCGAATGAATACATGTCCACAGTGACAAGCTTCTCTGCATCGTTGTTGCAAAGTTTGGGTGGAGACACAGAGAAAGCGGCTCAGATTGCGGATATGGCGATTATCGACATGTCAGATAATGCAAATAAGATGGGAACCAGTATGGAGCTCATCCAGAATGCATATCAGGGATTTGCCAAGCAGAATTATACGATGCTGGACAACCTGAAACTCGGATATGGCGGTACAAAGACGGAAATGGAGCGGCTGATCGCCGATGCCAACAAGGTCAAAGAAGCAAATGGTGAGATGGCAGATCTGTCGATCGATTCCTTTGCAGATGTGACGGAAGCGATCCATATCATCCAGGAAGAAATGGGGATTACCGGAACGACAGCAAAAGAAGCTGCGTCTACAATCGAAGGGTCTGTAAATTCGGCAAAAGCTGCATGGGATAATTTTTTGACCGGTTCGATTACCGCGGAAGAATTTGCAGAATCATTCAGTACAGCGGCATTTGTGATCTTAAAGAATCTTGCGGAAATCATCCCAAGGCTTGCTTCGACGATTCCGGCAATTGCAGTTTCACTCTGCCAGCAGCTTGCTACGGCAGTGCAGGAGGGTGGAAGTGAAATGTTGAGCTCCGCCGGAACTTTCATGCTCAATTCGCTTACAAATGGAATTGTAGTTGGTATCCCTCAGCTTTTAGCACAGGGAAGTGAAATGCTCCATCAGTATCAGAGTGTCATACAAACGAATTTCCCGGTAATTATGCAGAATGGTGTCAGTATAATTACGAATTTATTAACGGGAATCCTTAGCGCAGCCCCGCAGATCATCGCTCAGGTAGGTGAGATGATGACAACGTGGGTCGATACTGTGTTGGGGATGCTCCCAACGATTTTAGATTCCGGATCACAGATGATGCAGAATCTTTTGCAGGGGCTTGTAGAAAATGCGCCTAAGATATTGCAGCAAGCCTTTGATATGACGAGTAATTTCATCCAAACCATTTTGTCGCATCTGCCGTCCATTTTACAGGCGGGAGTGAATTTGATTTTGAATTTGCTTTCCGGACTTGTCCAGGCGGCGCCGCAGATCATCCAGCAGGCTGCGCAGATGCTGGCGGAATTTATCTCGACAATCGCTTCACATTTGCCGGAAATCTTGCAAAAGGGTATTGAGATTGTAGGGGAATTAATCGCGGGACTGATTAGCCGGATTCCGGATGTTATTTCATCCACGATCGATATAATCAGCAGTATCCAAGAATCGTTTGACAACATCGACTGGGTTAGTATAGGGCTTAATATTATCGATGGAATCGTCAGTGGTATTATCAGTGCAGCAGGAAGCTTAGTAGATGCGGCGGTAGGCGCGGCGGAAGATGCAGTGGAGGCGGTAAAAGATTGGCTGGGGATTGCATCACCGTCAAAGCTTATGCGTGATGAAGTTGGTAAATACATGGCTCTTGGTATGGGAATCGGATTCGAGAAGAATGTACCGACGGAAGAAATGACGGATCGAGTGAGTAGATCTGTTGAGCAGATGCGAGGGGCAGCAGAGCAAGTCACATCCAGAACGCCGATAACGGCAATTCAAGCATCGAAAACAGTGAGTGATAATTATACGGATGCAAAATTAGATCATAGAAATTAAAAAATTGATTTTAGAAGCAATAAACGAAGCGAACGAAAAACCGATTGTTCTTAATGGTAGGCAAATGAACAGATTTATGCGAGAGGAGGGATTTGTAAAGGCGTGAATATAGAATATGTAAATAGCTCAAATAAAAAGGTGGATTTGAATAGTGAACCTTACAAAATGCTCATATCAGACTTGCTAGATTACGACTGGGAAATGGTAGAGTCAGGAAATAAAATTGCCGGTTTTAAAAAAGGAATTTCAAAAAGAAGCATAGATATTGATGTGATTAGAACAAAGGGGAAATCTTCCCGAAAACTTGCAAATGATTTAACAGATATCTTTGAAGAAGATGTTCAATGTGGAATTCCCGGAAAATTATTTGTGGGAGAATATTATCTAACCTGTTATATTGTTTCTTGCGAAAAAACGAATTGGACAACCGATGTAATTTTGTCGTGTGAATACGGAGTGGTGACAGATCATCCTTACTGGGTCAGGGAGCACCGTTACAGCTTTAGAAAAAATGAAACCGATCCAGAGGGATCCAAGCGGTATGCGAATCGTTATCCGTACCGGTACGCCAATGGTCTGACAAACTCCCGAATTGTAAATGACCATTACGCGGACAGCAACTTCCTTTTGACGATCTACGGTCCGATTGTGGATCCGGTACTGTATATCGGCGGGCACGAGTATTCTGTGACCATCGTGCTGGAAGAGGGAGAATATCTGGAAATCGACAGCGCTGCCGAAACCGTGGTAAAGGTGAAAGTCTCCGGCGAACGGGTCAATGCGTTTCACAACCGAAGTTTTGAAATCTCGGTGTTTGAACCGATCCATCCCGGCGGACAGGATATCGGGTGGAGCGGTCGGTTTGCATTTGATCTGGTGATCTATGAAGAAAGGAGTGAGCCGAGATGGCGATGAAAGACTTGAAAGCAGTTCCGGAAGAACTGACCTTTACTGTGTCGGATCCGAAAGGTTGGGAGTTGGGATTCGTGAGGGATGTGGACAGCATCGATCTGGATCTGGGCGATACCAACGACTTTGAACTGCAGATCGACGCTTCCATCTGGTCGCCGGAGCGGTACAGTTGGAGGAACCGGATCTACATTCCGGGGACGGAATACGGCGGACTGTTGGAGGAGCAGCAGACATCTACTAAAGACAACCGTATTACATGGAGAGGGTATACCTGGCGAGGGCTGCTCAGTCAAAAACTGATCTATCCGCCGGAGGGACAGACTCATCTCACCGTATCAGGAGATGCCAATACGATCATACAGGACATTTTGGGGAACCGGTTCGGTTCTCTTTTTTGTGCGGAGACAAAGGAAAGCGGGATCCAGATCAAGAACTTCCAGTTTGACCGGTACTGCAGCATTCTTTCCGGATTGGAAAAGATGCTGGCGGCAAAGAACGCCAGACTGCAGATCATTTACCAACAGGGGAATCCGGGTGAGTACGGCGGACAGGTCGTGGTCGGCGCCGTTCCGGTGACGGACTGGTCGGAGGAACTGGAGTGCAGCCAGGATGGCAAGATGCATTTCACGACGAAAGACAGCCGGATGGGGATCAACCATCTGGTCTGTGCCGGAGAGGGTGAGGGGATCGACCGGAAGATCCTGCACCTGTACGTCCAGAAAGATGGGAGTATCGGACAGACCCAGTATTACAACGGTCTGGACGAACGGGAAGCACTTTATTCGTATACTTCCGTAGAAGACGACGCAAAGCTTCTGGAAGAGGGGACAGCGCGGCTCCGGGAATTGATGAACTATAAACAGATGGATGCGACCATTTCCGATGTGGATGTGGAGATTGGGGACATTGTGGGCGGGCGTGACCGGATCACCGGCATGTCGCTGCAGAAACCGATCGTCAATAAGATCCTGCGGATGAACAATGGGATCCCATCGGTGGAATATAAACTGAAAGGAGAAGAGTAGAATGGCATTTAAACCACTTACAGTGAATACGCCAATTGGAGAAGAAGCACACATCCTTGCGGAAGACGATGCGGCGCTCTACGACGGGATCTTCGGGGAAGACTGTGTGCTAAAGCTTGGGGAGCAGTTTGCATCCAAGACCATCAGCAATAACGTGATCCGTGTGATGGATGGCGTGGTTGTAGTTGGCGGTCATGTGGGGCGGATCATCAAAGGTGACTACGAAGACATGATGATTGACAATGGAATAGCGGATCAGAAACGAAACGATCTGATCGTCGCCCGGTTTCAAAGCGGCGGGACCGGCGGGGCAGATACTTACAGTCTGGTTGTTGTAAAAGGAACGCCGGGAGCCACGGCAAAGGATCCGGCAATCGTACAGGAAGATTTGTACGCCGGAGGAAAGCAGCGTGATTATCCGTTGTACAGGGTGCGGATTGAGAACTTGAGTGTCGTGGGAGTGGATAAGCTGTTTGGAGTTCAGCACCGGTTTTCGGATTTGATTGATGTGATCTATCCAGTGGGAAGTATCTATATGTCTGCAAATAATGTGAATCCGAAGAATTTGTTCGGCGGACAGTGGGAGGTATTCGGTCAGGGAAAGACCTTGATCGGAAAGGCTGCGGATGGGACATTTGGAACACTTGGGGCAACAGGAGGCGCAACGTCAAAAAATATTCAAGTAAATGCCCATACTCATGCTATTTCGCATACACATACAATTGCTTCCCATAGCCATACGATTGCGCATACGCATACGGTGAATGCACATAGCCATAGTATATCGCATACTCATGGAATGTCGCATAATCATACCGTTGGAAATACAGTGCTTTCAGCAACGCAGTTAACAAAACATACCCACGGATTTAATGGTACGAATGGACATCGCGATGCTTTTGGTGTCACAAGTGCCGGGAATGGCGGGGGAACATATAGCGGATATGTAAGTATAGCGTATAACGGAGAGGGAAGCGTTGCAAATGAAGCTACGGGTGGAAGTGGATCACACACGCATACACTTGGAACCGTTGGATTAACTACTGGCGGTTCTTCGGCAGCAAATTCGGGAAATTCATCTCCGGCAACAGGAGGATCTTCTGCTGCAAATTCCGGAGGGTCAGGAACATTAACATCAGGCAATGCGTCAGCTTCCAGTAGCGGATCCGGTGGAGCACAAACAATTTCCGTGGATGTAACACAGCCGTATATTGTAGTTAATATGTGGAAAAGGATTGCTTAAAAGAAAAGAGGAGAAAAGAATGGATAAAATCAAACTGAAGAATCATGAATTCGAACTGGCAGGCGGACATCGGACAATGGAAGATGTTTTTGAGTTCGATCTGGTGAAAAAGGAAACGATGACATTGAGTGATGTACATAACGTTTTCGATACGAAAGAAGAAACTGCAAGCATTACGATCATCTATAATGATGAGGAATTTAAGATTATTGACGGGTATACGCAATTGGTATTTTTTGCGTTACTTCCGAAAAATAATGACAAACCAATTGACATCATTACAGTCGGATTAAAATTGGACAAGACAGAGGAATACAAGGCTGAAACGTCTGCACTTAAAAAAGAAATCACTGATTTACAGATGGCTTTGGCAGAAGTTTACGAGAAAGTTGTTTCTGAAAAATAAATGACAGAGGAGGATACGATTATGGTAAGCATTTATGTATCATTAATCAGAAAAAATTAAAAACACTGGAGGAAGTTCCTTTGGAAATTCGAGCAAAGGTTGAGGAAGCACTGAAAGAAGAGTAGAGGAGAGAACATGCAAAAAATCATAGTAGACATCTGTGCGATCATCATGCCGACTTTGCTCGGATATGTAGTCTGGCTTTTGAAGAACCAGAAGAAAGACCGGGACGCAAACAGCAAAGGAACGATGCTTCTCCTGCGCGTCCAGCTCATAGAATATCATGAGAAGTGGACGGAAAGAGGGTACATCACAAAGCATGGGTTAGAGAATTTCATCGAGATGTATGATGCCTATCATTCGCTTGGTGGAAACGGCATGGTGACAAAGTTGTTGGAAGAAATTAAGAAATTACCGATCAGGGATTAAAGGAGAGAAGATTATGAATATGGAAGTTTTCATGCAGTATGTAACGTATTTACTTATGGCGATCGGCGTGCTGGCGTTTATGACCAGCGCGATCGTACAGGTCATCAAAGAGATGCCGTATCTGAAAAAGATACAGACGAATGTGGTTGCGCTCGTGGCAGCCATGATCATCACACCGGTTGCGGTTGTGATCCTGTGTATCTATTATAAGATTACAATCGAGTGGTATTACATTTTTGCTTCGTTCTTGGCGGCGTTTATTGTTTATCTGGTTTCAACCGGCGGCTGGGAAAAAGTAACGGAGATGTGGAGCAGGACAAAATATAACAAGAAATAGAGAAGTGAATTATCTTGCTTTGGCTCAGGAATGCAGGTATACTAACAGCATAAATTAGTAAGAAAGCAGGTGTACTGAATGGCAATATTAAAAAACGAAGATGGAAAAGAACTGATTCTTTTGTGTGACTGCGAATGTGATGAGGGGATTCGAGTTAGAATAGACGCAGACGAAGAAACATATTGTTATCAGACGTATCTGAGTGGAAATTGGTATAGAGAGCAAGCAGGATTGTTGTGTAAGCTTAGGAAGATTTGGAGAATTTTAAGAAATAAAGATTTCTACTATTCTGAAATCGTATTGAATAAGCAAGAATGGGAAGTTTATAAGAATTGGGTTAATAGACAGTGAAATGTAGAGGGCGAGTGATCGTCCTCTTTTTAATTCCATAGGTAGGATGGAAAAATTTTGAAAAACCTCTTGACTTTCGCCTAGACGTATATTATATTATGCCTAGGCATAAAAGAGAGGTGAAGAATATGTCGCCGAGAACAGGAAGACCGATTGTAGGAAAAGAGCCAAAAAATAAACAAATTGCATTAAGAGCAACAGAAACAACGGTGAGAAAATTTCAAGAGTGTTCAGATGTTACTGGAAAAACCAAAACAGATTTACTTGAAGAAATGGTAAATAACCTACATGAAAGTCTGAAAAAAGAAAAATAGAGCAATCGCGCACCTACCAAGTAATACGATTGCTCTCTCAGAGAAGTTTCCTTCTGTAAATATTATAATGCAGAATGGAACTTCTTTCAAGAACCAAAATTTGAAAGGAGTTTTTTATTATTATGAACGATTTAATGAACAAAGTTGTGCAGACACCTATTGAGATAGCATTAGGCATTGATGAAAATGGAATGACCACAGCAAAGAAGTTGTATGAATTTCTTGGAATGGATTTAAAAAACTATTCACGGTGGATAAGAAACAATATTACAGAAAATCAATTTGCAGAAGAAAATGTTGATTATTGGGTTTTCGTCATGCAGGAAGAAAACCCATCGGGAGGGCGCCCAACGCAAGATTATAAACTTTCGGCGAGTTTTGCAAAGAAACTATCTATGATGGCTAGAAGTGAGAAAGGCGAACAGGCACGCCAGTATTTTGTACGTGTCGAAGATGGAATGAAAGAGGTTGCTCTTCGGCTTCAGAATATGTCTCCAGAACTTCAAGCCATCATTATGCATGATAAAAAGATTCAGCAGGTAGAAAGTAAAGTGGAATCTGTTAATCAGGATTTGCAGGATTTTAAGATGGACATGCCGATTCTCGGGATTGAAATTGACAAAATTACATCTGCGGTAAAAAAGAAAGGTGTAAAATGTCTTGGTGGAAAAGAAAGTAATGCGTATAAAGACAAATCTCTGCGTGGAAAAGTGTATCATGACATTTACAGAGAACTGAAAAGACAGTTTGGAGTCAGTACATATAAAGCAATCAAAAGAAATCAGTGTGATTTAGCTGTGGAAGTGATTGGACGCTATGAACTTCCGTATGTTCTTGCAGAGCAAATAAGGGACTGCAATGCTCAGATTAGCATGGAGGTGGCGTAGTATGAGACGAGAATATGATTTCAGAATTTTGTCCAAATACAAGTATCCGAACCTTGTAGCTGAATTTATGGAAACCGGTTACAGTATATGTACCTTGTCAGAGCACATGGGGAACGGCAGATGCAAAGAAGATGATGCAGTTATAAATGCTAAAATATTTGGTGATGAAAAGATTACTGCACAGGAGGCTTCTGGTTTAGCACAGCTCTTTGGGTGTAAACTTGAATATTTGTTTTCAACAGAAATTGAGATGATAGGTGATGTTCCAGCAGCATATATTCGCCATCTCGATTCCAATCGGCGGCAAGAGCGGGAAATGAAACTCTTTAGAATTTCAGAAGAGATAAGAAGAACTTTAAAACAAAAACCGTATTTGGGTGAATTTATGGAACAGGCTTTGACGTGGAATGAAGAACAGGTTCAACAAGCAATAAAAATGTTACAAGAATTAAAAACAGCATAACGATAATCAGAACATCTATCAGAAATGGTAGGTGTTCTTTTTATACAAAAATATTTTTGCACCGGTGCAACACCGGGGAAAGGAGCACATATGAGTATTTTTAATGGAGTCGCAGGAAACCGAGGACACAACCCGATCGGGGCAGTGATTCATAACGATGCAGGGAGCCAGAGCGCGAATGCAGCGCATTATCAGAGCTGGCTTCCAGGAATCAATCCGGAAAATGGATTCGCACACGACTATGTGTGTTCGGACGGAACAGTCCATGCCGAGGATGATTGGAACTGCGCTTGGCATTGCGGCGATGGCTGGGGAAACAATGAGTTCTATTCTGTCGAGGTCTGCCAGAGTATGGGGGACGTGAACGTGTTCAAAGCTAATGAAGAGCGTGCGCTGGCTCTTGTGGCGTCTAAATTCAAAGCGTGGGGGATCACACCGAACAACGACACAGTTCGTTTACATCAGGAGTTTTTCGCAACGTCCTGTCCGCACAGATCCATAGAGATACACGGTGGTTTTGATGCAACAAAGGCATATTTTATCAGGAGGATTGGTGAGCTTATGAACAGTACAGACAAATGGATTCAAGATGCTAAAGGCTGGTGGTATCGTTATGCTGATGGAAGCTATCCAAAGGAGCAGTGGTTAAAGCTGGATGCATGGTACTACTTCGATTCCTACGGCTATGCCCTGCGGAACCGATGGGGGTATATCAAAGGTCTGTGGTACTATTTTGGAGATGACTGCCGGATGGCGAAAGGATGGATCAAGTTGGATGGTCATTGGTATTATCTGAATCCGACCGTCGGCACAAAACCGGAGGGTGCGATGCTGACCGGTTGGCAGAAGATCGGAAGTTATTGGTACTTCCTGCGTCCGGCGCGCGACGGAGATCATCCGGAGGGATCCGCGGCGACGGAATGGATCCGGGACGATCTGTATTGGTACTATCTGCTTCCGGAGAAAAAAGGCAGCAAGCCGGAGTGCTCGATGGCGCTTGGTTGGGAACAGATCGGCGGCAAGTGGTATTATTTTAATCCGGACAAAAACTGCCAACCAATCGGATCGATGATGTGCTGCCACTGGATCACGGAAAACGGTAAGCGTTATTATGTGAAAGAGGATGGCGTGATGGCAGCAAATGAGAGTATCGTGATCGACGGAAAAGAGTACCGGTTTGACGGATCGGGTGCGCTGAAAGCATAAAAAAGAATCCGGCAACTTGTGTCGGATCCAGTGTTTTCGAGGAAAAATCGTCTTGTACTAACTACATGACTCCAAACCCACATACAAGATCCAAATTAATCCCTTCTGATTCAAAATAACCTTTTTCAATCGCGGCATACATCGGTGCATAAAAAATAGAATGTGCGACTTCATTCAGTGTTACATCGACGAGTTCTTTATTTTGTGACTTCTCGGGTGAGGGTGTTTCTTCCGTTTGGTTAGAGTCAGGCTTTGCAGTTGTCTCCTTACTGTCATTTGCGGTACATGCAGTGAGTAATGAAAGGATCATCACTGCGGCGAGTGTAAATGTGAGTAAACGCTTTTTCATAAATCCACCTGTATCAAGCAGCAGTTTTTCTTATTTACTATATGTGGGGCGGGAAAAAGCGTGAAAAAAGGAAGATTTAAAAATTAGATTTCAAAGTCTTCCTTTCAAAATAAGCCAGAATATACAGTTTGATTTGTGAACTGATCAAGAACCTTATAGAAAGGCGAGAAAATCAGTCTTCCTCGTCAAATTCGTCGTAATCATCATCCTCGTCAAATTCATCGTCGCCGTAATCGTCTTCCTCGTCGAATTCGTCGTCTTCATCTTCAAATTCCTCGTCATCTTCATCCTCATAATCGTCTTCATCTTCCTGGTTCCGGGAAGTTGCGCAGAGAATCACTAAAACGACAGCGAGAACGGCGCTGACGATCGCACTGTACAGCAGAATAGCATCCCCGTCTCGTTTCAAAAATGCAAAGACAGCTCCCGCAATATAAAAGATGATCGGAGCGATGTAAGCTGCGACGGAACGTTTGTTCTGCAGGATCAAAAGCAGAAGTCCGGAGACGAGCATACAGACTGCAAGAACGATATAAGTTGTTCCGGAAGAAGCCTGTCCGCCGGAGGCGATATTATCCAGTCCGGCAAGGAAACCACGGTATGCGAAATATCCGAAGCCAAGGATAGAGAGGATTCCGAGAATTACACGGACAACCCGATATTTTGCCGGTACATAATAAATGTAATCATCATCTTCCTCGAAATCGTCCTCTTCTTCATATTCCGGTTTGGTAACCGGGCGTTTCTTTTCCGGTTCCGGACGTTTTTTAGAGGTCTCAGAAACAGATTCCGGATCTTCTGTGCGTTTCTTTTGCGGAAGTTTTTCTGCGTCGCTTTTTTTCTTACGTGGTTTGTAATTCGGATCTGTGGCGAGCATTTCCTCGTAACTTTGCCGAACGGCACGTTCCCGTTTGGCGCGGACGTGCTCCGGAGGAATATTTCCGTAATATTGCTCTGTTTCTGTATTTACGGTGGTATTGGAAGTGGAAGAATTTGCCGGGGCAGATGGTCTGCTGTGCGGAGCAGATTTTTGGGCGGCGGATTCTTTTTTCCCGGTAGCAGCTTTGGCTGTCACATCTCTTTTTACGGTTACTTTGGCAGCTGTTTCTTTTTTTGTGTGAGTGCTTTTGGCAACCTGTACATTTTCTTTTTCAGAAGTCGGTTTTACTGCTTTTGCAGATGGGTTTTGGGGAACTGTTTTTTCTCATGAGAACTGTCTTTTTTCGGAGCAGAAACTGCATTTTTTTGTGAGCCGGATCCACTGGTCGTTCTGCCGGATTTCCGACAGGTTTTTCGGTTGGAGCTGCGTTTTGAACCGACCTTTTTTCGGAAATTGGTTTCTGCGCCGGAGCAACAGGTTTTTCCGGGGTTCCGGTTTTCTTCCGCGCGGATGCGTTTGCTTTTTCCGCGCGCTTTTTTGCACGCTGTTTATCTAAATCCCATTGCTTTTTACAGTCACGGCAGACTGCATATTCATGAAAGACCGGAGTGCCGTTTGCATCGGTTCCGACCTGTTTATTTTGTAATTCGACTTCTTTTCCACATATCGGACATTTCAT